GATTTCCTCCAGCGTTGAAGCCCCTGTTGACAACATTATTGGTTTATTATATTGTGCGACACGCCTCAAAAGCGGTAAATGGGACATATCCGACGACGCAATCTTATATGCCTTCATGCCAGCAACATTTAACATGTCGGCGGCCTCAAAACTGAATGGGGTTGACAAGAACTCAATATTGTGTTGTTGACAATATGCAATAAGTGTTGGATAGTGTTCGTATGGAAAACCGCCCAGTTTGGCGTAGGCGTCGTATTGGTTTCCGGGAACATCCCCACCCTCAGACTTCCAGAACTTGGGGGTTCCTTTAACCACCAATTCGTCAGCCGTGTAGGTCTGGAACTTTATAGCGTCACAGCCTGCCTCAGCCGCCTTTCTAATCCCTTCCTTGGCACGTTCAAGAGAGTTCAGATGATTAACTCCAAACTCCGCAATTATATAGGGTTTATCCCCTATTATCTTGTTTCCTATTTTCATCGCTTTTAGTCTCCCACATCTTTCTTTCCGCATCGTCGGCAGTCATCTGTTTGGGATGAATCCGATAGCGATAAAGCGGAAGCCTGAGGTGGTAGCCATTAAAGTTTTTAATGTAACGCTTAAGGAGGTCGTAATCCTCGGCGTTGCGAAGACTTTTGTCGTAAAGACCTAAATCTTCCAAGTATCTCTTTCTCATTATTATACCAGCACCGTGACGGAAAATCAAGTCGGTTGTCCACAGGTCCACACGCTGTATGATATTTTCTTTATCATCAACTCTAAAGTGGTCTGGGTACACGAAACCAATGTCGTGGTTTTTATCTAATATTTCAGTAAGAATCAGGAGGGCGTGTTCAGATATGTAATCATCCGCATCAACCCTGATTATATAAGAACCTTGGGCGGCACGAATCCCTATGTTGGAAGCCTCCGCAACACCAACGTTCTTCTTAAGCATAATTGGTTTTACTTTATCGGTAAAACCGCATATAACGTCTTCACTTTTGTCGGTAGAGGCATCATCAACGACAATAACTTCGTATCTATCTTTTGGTAATGACTGTTTAAGACACGACCTTATCGCCCTCCCCAAGAATGGTTTGTTGTTATAGTTGCAGATTATAACCGATGTATCGACTGCCATTGTTTTAATGCTTCATCAAAATCTTCTTTTGTTTCTATGTCTATACTATTGTCCACCACAAGCGCTTCTGGGTTTGGGTGAAATGGGTCTGGATAGAATAACAATCTGTCGGCGCTCATTCCCCAAACTGAGCCATAAACCTTATTGTGTTGTTGGTGATAGTTTGAACCATGGGTCATCTGGTGGCACGTCATTACTTCCGATAACCCCCTTTCCAATAGTTCTTTTACTATGGAAATGGTTGTATGTTGTAATGTTGGAGAGTTCGCTTGAACAGCAACAATCCCGGCAACATCGCCCATTAAACCGTGTGCATGTTGATAAACGGGAATATTCGGGACATCACCGCATAGTTCCAATGTTCTTTTAATTGGAATCGCCCCCGCCCCTGAGGCCAGGTTTAGTATTTCGTCACCGTCTGAACTGACATATACCCTGTCAAAAATCCTTAAACATCTTTCTACGTTCCACAAAAACATCGGCTTCCCACGGAAGTCCAAGGTGTTCTTATTTGGTAGTCTGTTTGACTGACTTTTTGCTAGGATTAACCCTACGAATGGTGCCATCGGCTTCCATTTTACTTATAAACTCAAGCGCCTCTTTGAACCCAATACCGCACTCAAGACATAGTTCTGAAAGATATCTTTTACCATCCATAAAGTAGAAGAAATAATCCAACCCCAAGTTCTTCTTCTTCTCTGTTGCCTGTATACCATATTTGCTTCTCATAATCGGACCTTTAGCCAACCTTTCTGGAATGAAGTCTTGTTCGTATATTTCTATTGTCCGCTTTATTATTTTCTGTGTTTCAAGTATTTTGTCATAGTTTATTTTATCCGGCGTGTCTGCGTCGGTGTGGTATTCGGCATACGGGTAGGTTGATAACATAACTCCCGGTATACCAACAAGCGGGTCATTGAAGAAATACTCGTCTGAGCCTATAACAGACCTAAAATCAGCTTTCCTGTAATCACCAATTTCTGCCGCCGCCAAAGACACGGCCTTGTTTACCCTAGCGTTTCTATCGAACGCTTTTTGGACAAGAACGGAATTATCATTACCGCAGATATCAACGGCCATAACGAAATCAACCTTAGATATATCCTGTGTTGTAGCGTAGGCGATGGAGCCTATTGTCTCTGGACAAAATATAATTTTTATTGTGTGATTTGATTTTATTCTTTTGGCCAAATCAACTAGACACGCAATGCCAGAAAGATTGTCATTGGCTTGGTGCGGATGGTCTAGGTGGGCAAATAAAAGTATTTCCCTGTTTGATTTTCCCTTAATTGTGTGAACGCCAATCTTCATCTTTCCTGGACGTAATTCGGTGTCTATGTTTACTTCATATTCCCCATCTGCCAACATTACCACCTGGTTATACGGTAAAGATATACCCCAATCCTTTTCGTAGAAACGATACCCATAGATTGTTCTATCGGGCCTTTCTGTATCAGTTATAAGGTGTTTTTTGAATTCCTTAACATCAATCTTTCCTTTAAACGGCGTCGAATACACTACGAGCGACAGAGGATTCTTGTGGTAATTAACAATCTCTTGCCCGTTGAATTTTACCCATGCATCTTTTACTATCCACTCATCTGGCACGGTCCACGACTCAATCTTAGTCCCCGAAGGAATTTCTATCACGTCCAAACCAATTAGTTGGTCTATCCACTTTATCGCGTTGTCGTATCCGGGGCTGACCAGCGTCGCGCCAAACCCGTATATTGTTTCAATTATTTCTTTCATAAATTCTTATTGGACTACTAAATGGTTTTTCGTCTGTATCTATAATTAATCTAAAATTTGGAGTATTTAGAACACCTATAAAGTCACCGAACACCATGAAATATTTTCTAGTTTTTTTGAGCGTTTCCTGGAGTGACTTTTCTGGGAATGTCGGGAAGTCCTGTAAAAACGAGGCGGAAAATATTACGTCATATTCGCCATGCTCAACCGCCTCATAGTCACCGTGGATTACTGGAAAATCTTTTATTTGTTCCACCGCCCTGTCAGACATCTCAAGTCCTGATATGTTTTTATATCCAGAATCTCTAAGGGCAACCAGGTTCCTGCCAGCAGAACACCCGAGTTCCAGTATTGTGTCTTCTGAAGAAACAAACCTCTTAAAATATTCTACTATTTTGGCGCTCCTATCAGCATGAGACCAGTGGCGCTTTTGTAGATAATCACCGTCAAGATAATCTTGTGGCCTCTGTGATGGCATTGATTATGTTTTGTTTCGCGTTTAATCTAAAACCGCCGTCACGTTCAATTGTTGTAAGTCTTTGTCTCCAGAGCCTGGCCGGATTTTCTAGTTCTCTTATCACAGTGTCCTTAAGATTACCGAGGTTGGTTGGTGTTGTCCCGTCTGAAACAATGCGCCTATATCCTTGCGCGTATCTCTGGTCTCCACCAAACGCCTTTGGTTCCCAATCGGTTACGGTAACAACTGGTATGTCTAGACTCATAGCCAACATTTCAAATGTCCCATCTGCCACACTCACGACAATGTCGGCATCGGCAAGTGTGTTAGCAACAATCTCCATGTGTTCTGGTGAATCTCTGTGGCTCACAACGGGATTCTTGTAGAGGCTCGGTTCATTTCCGTCTACCAGTTTCGTTATTGTTTTCACACCGCGAAGTTTATTCAGTTCTTTTGCGACGTTTAAGTTTTCTTCTAGTTCTTTGTCCCAATGGTCTGGCGAGAAAACCACAACCTTTTTCTTGTGGGGGATTCTACCCTTGAGGTGCGAAAATAATGTGGTTCCAGTAACTTTGATTTTGTTTGTGTCTTGTCCGGCGGAAACAAGCGCCTCCCTGTCAGCCTCTCCCCAGACAAGAAGAACATCAGATTTAATCCTTTCGTTAAAGGGTGGGTAATATCTTGACGTTCCCCTTCTTCCGTGTTGTACTGTTATTGTTGGTATGCCCTTTCTTTGAGCAGCCTCAACAATCATTCTTTCGTTCCAGGTAACGTCACTCCAAACCACAACACGCTCGGCATCGTTAATTTGATTTGTTGTTTCAAAATGCGGCATTATATCCGCCAACACCCTATTGTGGTCTAGGAATAGGACTTTCACGATTGATTGAGAACCTTCATCCCGCCGGGAAGTTGACACGCCAATTCCCATTGAAGCCCGATGGCGTCTATAGAACGGTTCTTCATAACCCATTCATACTGTTCCTTCGCCAGTTTTTCTCTGAAATCCTTATCAACGATTAGTTTTTCTATTTTATTATACCAGTCTTTTTCTGTATTTTTTGCTCTATACTTCACCTCATCTGAATATGGGGTTACATCAGATGCTATTGTTGGTGTTCCGACTGCGGCATATTCGTAGAACTTTATACATGATTTTCCACGGTTAAATTCATTGTCTTCAAGTGGTGCTAGCCCTATGTCAAAATCAGCCTGAGATAATTTCATTGGATGTAATTCCGGCGGCATAAACGGTATATGGAACATCCTTATATTTTTCAGTTGGTTTGCAAAACCAAGCGCTGATTTATAATATTCATTCTTTTCTGGCATTAGGTTGAACTGCAAAACCTTTTGATACCCGTAGAACGCCGATTCAAGCGGTTCACCGACCAAACCATAGATAGTGAATAGGAATTGATATTTCTCTCCCAACTTACTCAATACTTTTCCTATAAGTTGCAAATCTTTCCAATGTGATGCCGCGCCCATATAACCGATAACCAGTTCATCTCCGTGTGCCCTGGGGCGTGGAACATAAACATCCTTATCAACGCCGTTTGGACAGATAAAGATTGGCTTCTTGAAGTGCTTCTTAATCTTCTTGGCTAGATGATTAGACGGTGTTATAAACGCATCACATTCCCTCATAAGCGTTTCATACTGGTCTTTCTGGGCGTTAGACACTAGAACGGATGGGTTATCCTTTGCTACGTTCCAGTAATCATCATCTAAATCATAAAGAATTCTTTTACCACGTTTTTTGAATTCTCTCATCCACTTAACCGGGTCGGTATCTGTGGGGTAAGTTCTACCAAATACAACTACATCTGGCCAGTTTAGTTGGTCCTCTGTGAATTGTTTACCTATTGCAAACTGTTTAACGCCGTGGCCTCTTTTTGCCAATGCCTCAGACGGTGTCTGCTGTCTGTGCCACCAGATACCGTGAACCCACGCGTCAAATCTGTCTAATATAAAAGCAACTCTCATTTAAGTTTCTTTATAAATTCAATAAGGCGCTGATTTTCTTTTATTTCCCCCTGGTGTTGGACGAGTGTTTGTCGAGACTTGTTTAAAAAGTCTGGTGAGCCACCATCTAGGATTCTCTGAGTTACATATTCTTCGAGAATCTTGGTAACTTCATTCAGATACTCGTAACGCCGAACGAGGCGGTTTTTAGCCAGCCACCTATAAAAGATACTTTTTGTTTTTCCCCACATTGTTATCACCCCTTTCGGGTTGCTAACTAATAATATTTGATTGTTTCCTCAATTATCCTGCTCCGCATTGAGGCGTGGGCAGGATAAACAATCACTATCCAGTGAAAGCTGTCGGCATGGAGAGGTTTATTCCACGATTCTTGTTCTTTGTGAACACAGCGGAACCATAAACCGTCCAGGTTATGTAGTTTGAACCTATCATGTTGTCCACCTTGCGAACCTCGAGTTGAGGTGCGCGGAGAAGGGCAACGTTTATCTGGCCTTTCTTGCCGAAGAAGCTGGCGCGTCCTGGAGTAGTACCGGAAGCGTTTGCACCCGACAAACCACCGATGACACCGTTTCCGGCGGCAGGGGCGATAGCAGAAAGGTTTCCAGAAGGAAGGTTGTTGGAGATATAGACTTGGAAGCCCATGAAATCTCCAGCGTAACCGTTTCTCAAGGTAGCATCGGCAACGTTGAATCCGACGTTCGCGGCCTTTATTTCAACCGCCATGGCAACCTTCGGGGAAATAACGGCACACCAGTCGCCGGTTTCCTCTACGTTCTGGTCTCGGAGGAATTTCCTGGCACCAGCAAACACGTTTATAATGTTCGCTGAACCTGCGGAAACAGGCGCTCCGTTGGTGGAACCCAAACCAATGTCGACGATGTCGACTGGGCAGAAACCACCAGTACCCGTTATCTTCTTGAACACATCAGCATCAATTTTGTTCTTGAGCTGATATGCGGCCTCGGTCGCCAATTCGCGAGCCTGGTCTACGTTCAAAGTTAATGCCCTCGGGTCATCAACATAGAACGAGCAGTGCTTATACGACGAAACGATAAGGTTATCGAAGGCCCAGTCCTGGTTCGTGACCGTTATGGCAGAACCTGGTGAGTATGTCTGGGCGGAGAGAGAACCGAAGTACGGAACATGCATCGTGTCACCGTATTTCAAAGTATCACTCCAAGTTATGTTAGCAACTTCCATCGCAACAAGCGACTTGTACAGAGGAACCTGTACCATGGCGCTCCATAGCTCTGGTTGAATTGCACTTACATCATTAGCTGGCATTTAGGATAATATTACGAATTAACCCCCTATCCTAATTTAATTCTGTCTGCTCTTGGTCGTGGAGATTTATACGCCCCAATTTCGCTTAGAAGTTTTTCCTTCTCTGCAAGGGAGGCGGTGGCCAATTTCTCGGCCAATGACTTTGGCTTATCAGTTACAGCTTGCGCTGAGGTAGGGGAAAGTGCGCGTTCTTTTTCGACTTTTGCTCTGTATGCGGTTTGCCACAGTTTAAAGTCTTCATCTTCCCTAATCTCCTTTAGGGGTTTACCAGTGAGTTTGTGTTCTCTGGCGAGACGTTCCTGCTCACGGTTATCGAGACCATTTAGAGACGCGCTGATGTCGATATAATCTTCGACATCTAATGTGGTCTTCTGTTGGAACTTCTTAAGATTCTCCAACTCGGCGGCGAGCTTTGCTTTTTCTTTCGCCTCTCTTTCCGCCTTTTCCCTGAAGTGTTCCTTCTGGGCAAGGAGAGATTGAACCTCCTTGTTGTCCTGTGACGTAGAACTAACGTTTTGATTTTGTTCGGTTGTCTCCGCTGGAGCTTGAGAAGTCTCCTGCTTCTGAGTTTCCTCGTTCATTTGTGTAACGGGTTTAGTCCCGCAGTTCATTTTTTGGTAAGGTCTTTTGTGACCATATTAAGCATACTGGTTCGGTCCTTTTACAGAAGATTTCTTTTCCTCTAAAAAGGAGAACAATTTTTTTACCAACCGGACGGCTATCTGCCCACCCTCTGCCTCCTTCCATGTGCGATATTTGGTAACATCGCGGATATCATCTAGTTCCGCATCAAGGAATTGTCTCAAGGCCCGTCCGTGTCTAAGGGTACTTAGTTCCGCAAGTAATTTACGGATGTCCTCTTGTTCCATATTATATCACACTTTTATTAAACTGTCATCCCAGACTGTCCCGGCACCGGAGTTGATAGGTCTGGAGCGCTTACCCCGCCGCCGGCCCTACCGCCCGTCATCATGGCCATTTTCATAGAGGCGTCATCCTCGGTCTCTTCAAACAGGTCATTGGGATTGATACCACCGTCCTCTGCATAAGAAGTTAGAATCTTCTTCTTGGTCGGGTCTTGTGTGATTGTTGGGTCTGCGGTCATCGCCTGTAGTATTGCGAACTTCGTGGCGGCGCGAACCCTGGTGTCTACTGATTCTCCAGTGATGTCTATATCAACATCGTATTTCAGGTCTTTGTAGAATCCTTTTGGTATTGTTACAAGTCTCTCTTTACCTTGTTTTATTGTTTGCTCAATTGCGATTTCTGCGGTTTCCTTGTCCTGTTCTGTTGGGAAGTGTCCTGTTTGTAGTGAGCGAACAGCCTGTCTCATCATCTCCTTCAGAACTAGGGCGTTCTTTATGAGTTTGGCGTATTCGTCTAAGTCTTGGCCAACAAGTCTCAGCGTGTGTTCTGGTGTGGCCTCCTTCTCGAAGTTCGGTATGATTACCTGGAACAACATCTCTTTTACGTCGAGTGCCACATTTTCTTGTATTTGCTCAAAATAAGATAGTGTCTGTGCGGTAGCTAGTTGGGCTGAGCCAAGTGGTGTTCCGGCTGGAAGTCTCTCCCCCTGGACGACGTCGTAAGAGAACGTTAATTCGTCTCTGTTCGCCAACCACTTCTGTGTTTCTTGGGTGAAGAAGGCAAGATTCCTATCATCCATATTCACCGGCGTGATTTCTGAATCAACGTTCAATATCTCTCCGTTGCGGACATCAGACATCATGTTGCGGTTTACGGCCTGGTCTCTTGTTTGGAATACGCGGAGGGCAGACCAGTAAGAACCTTTGGCCTGTAAGTTGGCAATTTCGTTTTGGCGTATTTGTGGTTCTATAAGTGTTTCAACAACACCAATCCCGAGCCATCTTCCGGATAGTTTTTCAGCGTGAAATTCCCAATATGGTGTTCCGTCCCACCCTTCTTTCCCAAGTATAACTCCCGGTTTTGCTATGGTTAGATTGCCATATTGGTCGTATGTATCTACGCCAACATCTGCGATAAATAGTCTTGAATATGTGTATGTTATTTCTCCCGTTTCGTCCTGGTCAGCAAGTTCGCCATATCTCTCAAAAACTCTAAGGTGGGACGAGTTCTTCATTTTTCTGAACTCTCTTATCGCCTCATCTACTTTAGACTTCTCCCAACCCATCTGCTTTGCGGCTGCCCTAAAATCTGGAACAGTATAATTATGTATTTCGGTTACAAAGTTCGCACCATCAAGAGAATCGGCCGAAGGTTCAACGATAAAGTTTCTTAGGTCCACAAACATTGGATATCCATCAACAATCTTTAGCACGACAGAACCAAATATCGGAAGTTCTTTAAATATCCTATTGAGAACCTTTCCGAACTGCTTGTCTTTCATCCAGTATTTTAGGTCTCGTTCCATGAACCATGTCTTCAACGAATCCCCGCCGTCAGCTGTCAATAGCCGAATATTCTTTGTATCGAAATCAATGGCTTTAGAGAACACCTTGCATGGGTTCTTAACTATATTGTAGAAATATTTTCTATTACCCTCTTCGTCTATTTCGCCGGATGTGAATTTAGAGTTATAGTAATAATAAATATTATTTATAGTCTCGTATTGATTGAATGTCAGACCAGGAACTATTTGGATTCTTTTGGTTTTGAAATCCTCAATCTCTTGGTTGACAGTCTTTAAAATTGTTCCACTGTCTGTCATTTTTTCTTTTTCTTAAAACCTCCAGACGCATAATAAGCAATCACCTGTTTCTTGGTGAATTTGCGCCCCGATGGACTTACGTATTTATTGCCTACCTTTCTGAACGGCACTTTATACTATTATACCACATATTTCATTAAATATCAAACATATTGAAACGACCTCTTCGTAATTGGTTTGGCCCTGGCCGCCGCAACTATTTCAGATTTAAGTGGAGTCCAGTCCCAGTAAGCGAGCATTGTGGACATAATATCGTCATCATGGAAACCCCTTTGGGCACCCGCCCCTTGGTTTGTGGCCTCATCCGACCATATAAATGTCTTCATTTCCTCTATGGTCTTTTTATCAAAAATCATTATAGAATTATTACGCAATAGTTTTTGGAAATGGTCAATAAGCTCTTGTTTGGAATCCCACGAAGTTCGGAATCCAAGTTTCTCTGTTTCTATATCTGTCTTATATTGAGTTTTCTTCTCTCGATACACTTTAAGGTCTCGAATTTCCCTGATGAGCGCGGTACCGGCCGAATTACGTTCTGGTATAATAAGCGGTTTGTAGTATTTGTAATATAAGAATTTTGCCTTATCAGCCAGAGCCTGTATCGGAACCATTCCGTTAAACTTCGCCACCTTCTTCCCCCTCGAAGAAACAACCGAGATTGAGGACGGGTCTACAACCCCCTCAGACGGGTCTATGCCCATTCGATATTCTTCTCCAATAACCGGCGGTTCGTAAATCTCACACCCTTCTTCTTTGGAGAATGGGACCTTTAAGTATGTTTCCATTCTCATTATGTGTTCTTTGGCGAAAACCGCGCCCTTAGTAAGAACGTCCATGTTCCACTCACCGTAAACATATCGTCTCACCCACGACTCTTCTCTGCTCATGCGGTCCTTAATGAAGTCGGGAGGTAGGTTTTCTTTATTATCCAACATCGAACCCTCCCAAAGAACTGTGTCTTGAGATGTTTTCTGTAACCAATTGCCATCATCGTCCATCCTCTGGTTAAGTTTGAAGTAGTGATACGCCCAGAAGTTGGCGGGGTTCGTTGTCATGCTCCCAACACGGGGGAAATCTAGTATTCCCGTCTGTTTAAACAGCTCTATGTTACCCAACAGCTTCTGTTCTGGGGTGAGTTTATTCACTTCGGCGGCACGCATCCTCATCGTGTCGTTCAACGCCTGGAAGGTCTGCCACTCTATCTCTTCTAGCTGGTCCAAGAAATAAGCCCCTATGTTAAGAGACTTGGTTTTCTGCGCCGCTTTCTTCATATCCGCTATGTTCCCCGACTGCATGGCATCCAATCCCATCAATACGACCTGGGAACCGTTACGGAAGTTAATCAACCCGTCCTTTACTCTGTATTCAAAATCCTGCGGGGGCATCAACCTGAACAAATCCTGCAAGGTGGTCTTCTCTATATCCGATAGGTTCTTCCTTCCAAGGAGGACTCTGATACCGGGAAACCCCTTACACATCAAATATATCTTCACGCAGAGAGCCAACGACTTCCCGCATCCTCTACCTCCAGAGAATAGCTGGAACTTATGCTCCCCGTTCATATCGGAAATAAACTCCGCCTGTTTATCGGAGAATTTATATTCCTTCCTATTAAGGGTAAGTTCAGAAACCTTCTTCCCCTGGAGAAGTTCCCTGGCTATCCCGATGAATTGTGATTCTGCCACGCTTAACTCTTAAGAACCACTAGCACCTTCTCGTCTTTTTCTTGCGGCTCATTGTTGGGTTCAATCCTATTCAGCGCGATTTCGATAGCCTTGTTCTTCGCACCCTTGTCCACATCCTGAACTATGTTCTTTATATGTTCGGAAGCAATCTCCCTTAAAGAAATCTGGGCACGCAACTCATCCGCGTATCTCCTTTCCAGTTCGAGAAAAGTCTTGGTGTTCTCGATTTCCGCGAGATTGTTGGTCTTCCTGTAACCGGCGATGGCGAGAGAAGCCTCTCTGGTATTACCGCCTTTCTTCGCCATGAAATATTTGTATGCCTTGGAATCCATGGAAACTTTAATTCCTCCTTTGGTTACTCTCTTCTTCTTGGGCATAGCCTGGGCGTTGTTCGTATCATTATCCATAAATGTATTATACCATGTTTTTCATCTCTTGTAAATGTGAGTTGATTTTCAGAATGTGTGGGAGGGCTATATCAATATTATTTACACGGAATCCGACTCGACCTATCCCCCC